TTCTTGGTTGGCCAGCCTACTCCAGCGCTTGCTGGTTTAACTCAGTCATGGGTAGATCAGAATATGTCTGGCGGTATTTCTTTTGGTTCGCGGTCCGCAATACTTTTGCCTGAAGGTGGTAATGCTACTTTATTGCAAGCTGGCGAAAACCAGATGCCACTGAAAGGCATGGAAATGAAAGAGCTGCAAATGGTCAAGATTGGCACTCGAATTATTCAAGATCAAAGCGGAACCGAAACCGCAGCAGCCGCCAAGATTAGATTTTCAGGCCAAAACAGTAAACTTAGCTCAATCATTACCAATGTTGAATCAGCTTTCAATAAGTGCTTTTTGTGGGCTATGGAATTTATGGGCGGAACATCTGAGCCGTCAATCTATGTTAATCGTGAATTCTACGATGCAAGCGTTGATCCGCAATTGCTTATGGCGCAAATACAGCTGATGGATAGGGGCGTCATCGCTCAATCTGACATTAGGCATCTTATGCGCAAAGCTAATTTAATTGACTCTGAAAGAACCGATGAAATGATCGACGATGAGTCCGAATCAGATGATATGTTATTTGATGCAATGCCGGAGGAATCCTAATAATGCCTTTGCCTACGCCAAAAGAAAAAGAGCCGTTGCGCGAATTTATTAGCCGTTGCATGAGCGATCCTGTAATGAACAAGGAATACAAGGAAAGGGATCAACGCGTTGCTGTATGTAGAACGCAATTTGATCGCAAGTACAAAGATGCCAAGTGATAATTATTTAATTGATGCCGCTACTAGGCACCAAGTATTTTTGCAGCGTTACGGTAACGGGCGTGCTAAAGATGCCGTTAAGCTATTAAATAGATTACGCAGAAGGATAAATGCAAGACTGAGCCAAGAACCAGAAGAATTTAGAGCGCAAAGGCTGCAAGATTTATTAAAAGATATTGATTCGCTAAACAAGGAAGAATTCCAGAACGTAAAGACATTAATTGAACTGGAAAGCATGAAGCTAATACCAAGCGAAACGAGCTTTAATACCGTAATGTTAAATAATGTTTCCAGTGTTGACTTTATATCGCCTCAGGAAACAATTTTAGTTGCTGCAGTGATGGCGACACCGATGTCAGTTAAGGCTGGCTTGGGATTTACCATTGCCGATGCATTATCTGATTTTGGCGTCAAGAAAGGATCGCAAATACTGCAATCAATAATTGATGGTGTAACATCGGGATCAGGAACAAGTTTTATTGCAAAGCAAGTTGATGGTTTGATTCGAAACTTAATGAAACGGCAAGTTACGTCATTAATTAGTACGATTATTAATCATATTAGCTCAACTACTAGATCAGAGCTTTATAAGAAAAATAGTCGATTAGTAGATAGGTATGAGTGGGTTGCAACGCTTGACGGTAGAACTACCTTTATTTGCATGAGCAGAGACGGTAAGTATTATCGAGTCGGCACTGGTCCTATGCCGCCCGCTCATTTTGGATGCAGGTCAACTACTATCCCAAAGATTAAGAAAGAGTTTGACTTGGGGCTTGATGTTGATTCTAAGCGGCCTGCTATTGGTAGTGATGGCGTTCAGCAGGTATCATCAAAAGTAACTTACGGTGGATGGCTTAAACGGCAAAATAAAGAATTTGTGGATGAGGCTTTGGGTTTAGAACGTTCACGATTATTTCGGTCTGGCAAATTATCATTAGATAAGTTTGTGGACCCAACTGGCAGGGTTTATACCCTGTCTCAACTGGAGAGCATGAATCCCATTGTGTTCTCTGATCTTATAGGCGGTCAGTGATCGTCTGGTTTGTGACCAAAGGTGATAAAAATGAGTGAAGAAGAAACAGTACCGCAAGAAAATGAACAAGAAGCTACAGTAGATTTGTCTCAATTAATGGCTGAAAATGCCGCTATGAAAGCCAAGATGGATGAACTGCTTACTGAGGCTAAAAAAGCCAAAACAGCAAAGCGCGCAATCGAAGAAGAATCTCAGGCAGAAAGAGAAAGGATTGCAAAAGAAAAGGGCGACTATGAACAATTGCATAAGTCATCCGAAGAAAGATACCAAGCAACTATTGCGGAATTGAATGATTTACGCGGTAACATTGCGAAAGAAAAGCAGGTTAATACTGCAATGAAGATAGCGGCAGATTTAGCCGATGGAACTAACGCGGAGCTACTAGCTGAGTTCATTGGCCGCAGATTGAAGTTTCACGAGGACGGTGTTAAAGTAACCGATAATTCTGGCAATCTGACCGTTTCTACGTTTGACGATTTAAAGACAGAGTTTAAAAATGATGCAAGATATTCAGCATTATTAAAGGGCAATCAATCATCGGGCGGCGGTGCCTCTGGTGGCTCAAATAGTGGCGGTGCCACAAAGGTAAGAAGTCGTGCCGAATTTGAGGCACTTAACCCCGCAAAACGGATGGACTTTGTGAAATCCGGCGGAATTATAACTGATAATTGATAGGTAACTTAAAATGGCTGAGAATACTATTTCCTCAATCGTTCCTGATATTTACGAAGCACTTGACGTAGTATCACGTGAACTAACCGGGCTTATCCCCGCTGTAACTATGAACGCCAGCGCAGAGCGCGCCGGTATTAACCAAAACATCGTTGTAGACGTAGAGCCTGCTGGCAACGTTGCGGACATTACTCCGGCAATGACTGTTCCTGATCCAACTGGTCAAACTTCTGGCTCAAGCATCATCCAGATTACTAAGTCTCGCGCTGCTGAGTTTGGTTTTATTGGCGATGACCAGAAGAAGCTGAACACTGGACCGGGCTATATGGGCACTCGCGCAAATAAGATTGCTCAGGCTATCCGCGCTGTAGCAAACGAAGTTGAACTTGACCTTGCTAACCTGCAAAGCACTTTCAGCCGCGCATACGGTACTGCTGGATCAACTCCTTTTGGCACTGCTAATGATTACACTGATGCTTCAAACGTCCTGAAGATTCTTAAGGACAACGGAAGCCCAGTAAGCGAGAACCAACTGGTTTTGAACACTGCCGCTGGCGCAAACTTTATCGGTAAGCAATCTGCTGTAAATGCTGCTGGTACTGAGTCTATGCTTCGTCAAGGTGTTTTGCTTGATCTTGCTGGTATGCCTTTGCGTGAATCTGCACAAATCCAGACTAGCGTAGCTGGTACTGGCGCATCTGCTACTACTGACAACGCTGGTTACGCTGTTGGCGCGACTGTTATCACTCTGGCTTCTGCTGGTACTGGTACTATCCTTGCTGGCGATGTTATTAGCTTTGCAGGCGATTCAGAGAAGTATGTAGTAGTTTCTGGTGATGCTGATGTATCTGGTGGCGGTTCTATTACTTTGTCTGCTCCCGGTCTGCGTAAAGCTATTGGTACTTCAGCTACTGCAATCACTGTTGTTGCTGCTGCTGCCCGTAACATGGCGTTCAACCGATCTGCACTGGTTCTTGCTGCTCGCGCTCCTGCCCGTCCAGAAGAAGGCGACATGGCCGAAGACGTGATCCTGATCACTGATCCGCGTTCAGGTCTTACTATGGAATTCGCAATGTACAAAGGCTATAGAAAAGTACGTTACGAAGTTGGTTTGGCTTGGGGTGTTAAAAACATCAAGCCAGAACACACTGCTCTTTTGTTGGGCTAAGTCTGAAACTAGCCACCTCTTTCGGGGGGTGGCTTTTTAGGAGTTACAAAATGGAAACTGTAAAAGTAATTCGCAAAGATAGCGTTTATGGTTATGCTGTAATTAATAAGTCTGACATGACCAAATCAGATATTTTGTGGTCTGATAAGCCTGAAGTTAAAGAAGTAAAAGCCAAATCCAAAAAGGTTAAATAATGTCGGCGCAAGGTATCAGGCTATCAACATCCGCAAAGGCTGACACTTCTCACGAATTAGTTACTCGATTAGATCGCCTTCCAGTTGATAATATTGAAAACGACATTGCACGCGGTAAGGTTCCAAACGCTTACGGATTCGCCGCATTTGGCGAAAGAGTATTTCCCGGAGCCCAAGAAGATGCTGTAATCTGGTCAGATGGCGCTTTTGTTGGACCTGCCATTGGTGGTGCTCAAATGAGCATTGTCAGTTCTAGCGTTAATGATGCTGAAAATGGTACTGGAATTAAAACAATTGAGTTGCATTACCTTGATGTCAATTTGGTTGAACATACTGAAATAGTGACGCTTACTGGATTAATTCCAGTTTTAACTGCCGCCACTGATATTTATTTTATTAATGAAATGCACGTCATTACAGTGGGCAGCAATTTAAAAGCTGCTGGCAACATCATTGTTTCAAATGGCGGCATTACATATGCAGAGATATTAATAAACAAGCTGTTAATGACTTCGTCTGCAAGAATGGTTCCAAAGGGAAAGCGCGTATTTATATCTGGCGCAGTAGCTGGCAGTTCAAGCGCTAGTGCCGATTCAAGGGTTACGATTAGACTTGTTTCAAGTTCATATAATGGAAATATATTTGTAAATCCTTTTTTGCTTTTGCCTTTGGGAAGTGTAGATTTGCAGGATGGAAGTGTTACATTTTCTTTTCCTGTTCCGCCTTCATTTGTTGAGGGTGTTGTTTTTGGGCTGACCGCATCTGCAAGTAAGGCTTGCAGGGTAGGCGGTTCAATTTACGGATGGTTTGAGGACGCATAATGGCGACTATTGTAGTAGAAACTGGCACTAGCTCAGAAACGGCAAACTCTTATGTTAG